AAACTTGAGAGAGTAAAACGCTTCCTGTTGCCCGATGGCGAGTAATAAAATGCCCCCCGAGCTTCTGGAAAAGTTTCAGAAGAAAAACGAAGCTGAAAAAGGAGCTGAGGAAAAAGGGGGCGATAAAGACGCAAAAGCCAAGCGCATGGAAGCACTGCGTAAGGCCCGTAAGGCTAAATCCAAAAAGTGATCGTAAGCTCCCTCCGGGGAGCTTTGATTTCTAAGCACAAACGCACCAGACAATGGCAGATGCACTCGGCATACGAAATCGATTCGAGGAGATCCTAGAGGCTGCCAGGTCTCAGGATCGATCGCATCAGGCCGCCACGCTGGTGGTGCTGGGACATCTTCAGCAGATGATTCTGCTGATGATCAAGAAGGGCTTGGTTTTTTATTGCGACCAAGATACCTATAAGGCCAGAAATAAATTCCTTACAGATATTGTCGCTGTTAACAAGCTTGAGGTTCGCTTCCCAGCGATCATCAGGAACTATCTGATTGACGGTTGCGGTCTGTTTTATTTTCGGCCCGATCCGAAAATGAAATATCAGATCTATTTCTTCAACAAGGATCAGTATCGGGTTTTCCACGACATCAACGGCAATATCCAAGAAGTTGTCATCATTTACAGCTTCAAGGTCCGTGGGGGCCTTGGCATGGGCGCTGGGGAATCTGGAAGCAATAAGCGTTACGTCAGGATCTCTATCACTGACGACAAGATCGCAGAATACGAATCTGACTCTGAACTGAGCTTCGAGCTGGAGCCTGGTGCTGTCTTGATGCCTAAGAGCTCAAGAGACAACCCTCTCGGCTTCATCCCTGCTGTCGAGGTTCTGAACAAGCCCAACGCCGCTGGCACCGAAGGCGAGGGTGAGTTTGATCCATTTATGGAGCAAATTGTTCTGCACGACAACATGATGCAGAACATCGCCAAGAACATCGAGTTTTTTGGCAACCCCACTCTGGTGAGTTCGAGGCCTCGAAGTGACCTTGTCGAAGCTGATTCTGCAGATCGTACTTTCCGACCCACTATTAGTAGCCAGTCTGGTTTTGCTGGTCGCGATACTCCTTCAACTCGCGTAAGCAATCCCTTCGGATCCGACTCAATGATCGGAGGCCTTCGGGTTCCTCGGATTATTGCCAACGTCGAATCCAGCGACCGCGTTGCTTACTTGACGCCTGACCCCGTCAACGGGGATATGAACAGGTATGCCTTGCTGTTGCGCGAAGAAATTCGCACAGCTTTAGGCGGTGTGGATGAGATTTCTGTCTCAGCCGGCGCCACGGCTACCGAGATCAAGAGCCTGATGGGTCGAGCTCAGGCAACTGCTCTTAGGAAGAACACATCTCTTTTGAGCTACGGCTTATGCCGTCTGTTCGAGATGATGATCTATCACCAAGAGCAGATCTTCCGTGAGAGCTACGCGGTTGTTAAATCCCTTAAACGACCCAAGCCTCCTGAGGAAGAAACCGAAGAAACGCTTGCAGCTTTCCAGACGAAAGTCGCAAAGTATGAAGCCAAGCTAGAAAAATCGATCAACACCGATCTTGTTAACGGCGAGGTCCCGAACGGTGTTTATGGACTTCCCCCTGACGGGGATAGGGATGTCCAGTACCGCTTCATGGGTGATGTCTACGAAGACACCCCTATCGACGTCCAGCAAAAGTCAATCGTTGTCCGCAACCTCCAAGAGATGGGAGTGGACACTGTGGAAGCACTGCGTTATTTGTTCCCAGATAAGACGGAAAGCGAACGTGCAGAAATGCTGAAGGGCTTCCCCTTCAGGATGGTTCAACAAACGCAGGGCGCATTCCAACAATTTTTAGTATTATTATCTCAGATGTTGCAAACGCCGCATCCTTTAAATCCGGAGCAGCCATTAGCAGCTGATCCTAGGATGAACATAACGCCCTTGCTCTATAGGACGTTCGACCACCTTGCGCAGGAACTAACTTACTCGGGCAGCTATGAGCCAGCAGATCCAAGCTTCGATCCCGAGTCCGGTCTCCCCGGTGGCGCCTTCCCCGGTGGCGGCGCCCTCTCCGGAGGCACAGGGCTCAACCGCCTACCCGCAATGGGTGGCACAAGCAGCTACCCCGGCGGTAGCTTCGGCGACTACTCAACAGGCGCCGTCGCAGGCAACACCCCCTACGGTCCCTACTACCAGCGACCCGTCCAGCCTGTATCCGTCGTCCCCGTCCCCGTCCAACCCGTGGGAACAGGCGATGGGTTCCCTGGAGCGGATGGTCAGCCGTATGGCGCCCCCCAGCCAGGCACAACCGTCGGCTTACTCCCAGGCAGCACAGACGGCTACAGCACCGAGCAGTCAGCCTTCGCAGGCCCAACCGTGGGAGTTTCAAGCCTCAACGGCAGCCCCGACATCGCCCAACAGCGTCTCTACGACCCCGAATTCCTATCCAGCTTCTACGGCAAGCTCGGAACAACTCGGTCTAAGCGACGTAACTCGTCAGGTCGTTGAGCACTTCGGCGCAGAAGCTCCTGGCATTCTCAACCAGTACTCGATCACTCTCGAGGACGCTCTGATCGCTCAGAACGAGCGCATGGAAGCACTGACCCAAGAAGGTCAGGCCATGCAGCACATCCTGACTGATCCCGATCAGCTGGCTGATTACACCAACCGTTTCTTCACCGAGGTGTATCCCGTCGACGCCGAACAGCCTGCCGCTGAAGCTCCTGCTCCTGAGCAGCAGCAGTATCGCCAGGACTACAACATGCCTGCTCCTCCTGCTGCTAACGCAGGCGGTAGCGTGAATGTCGATCCTCGCGCTCAGTGGGAAGGCTTCGCTTCTCAGATGGATCAGAACCCCGAAAACGCTTGGCGTTATCTGTCCCAGATGGGTCCTGAAGCTATTCGTAGCAAGCTCCTCTTTATGGACAACCGCTGATAGCATCAAGCTGCAGACGGAACTTCGAGCCCCCAGAAATGGGGGCTTTTTTTTCTGCTAGTGTTCGGGCAAGTCAACATACTGTTATGACAAGCCACGTCGTTAATCCCAGGCACGCAATTCAGACTTTTGCTTGCTCCAGTGACGACGATCCCGCCGCACAAGCGTGGCAGGAATGGGATCTTGTAGCCAACGCAGTCTTCCAGGCAAGCAAAATCCATTTCGATTGTGATGCGGAATTTATTAACGTCCTGCCTGGCGATCACTATCGGTTACTCGGTGGCCTGTTTCGTTGTCTTCACCCTAAAAATCTGGTTGATGTAGGCACTTCTCAGGGTCTGTCAGCTCGAGTGATGCTCGATTGCACTGACTTCGACTCAAAAACGGTCACTTTCGACATTATTCCTTACGACGACAAGGAAGCGTTCCCCGTCACCTACGTGACTCAAGAGGATTTTGACGGCCGACTCACTCAATATTTAGAAGATCTGGCAAATCCTTCTGTCTTTATGAAGTATCTGCCTGTTTTGAATCAGGCTGACTTCATCATGCTCGACGGTCCAAAAGACGGTCAGTTTGAAGAACGGGTTTTAGAGCTGCTGGCACATCACATCCAGCCTCAAAAAGAAGGGAAGCGTCGTTACCTGTTCCTGGATGACATCCATTTCCAGAACATGCTTGTAAATTGGCGCCGTATCGCTTCTCCTAAGGTCGATCTCACCTCCTTTGGCCATTTTTCTGGCTCAGGTTTGGTTGACGTAACCGAAGGATTGCAGCTTCTTCCTGTTGCATGATCGATTGGCTGCCTCCTAAAGGTCTAGGGCCAAAGCAAAGGAACCTCTTTTTGTATTTCCGCAATTTTTGCGCGAAAAATCCTGGGGTTCCTTGCCCTATGCCACGTGCATCAAGCCAAGACATTCCACAACAGGCTTACGCCGCTAAGTCTTTAGAGCGCATGGGTCTTTTTATTATCAAAAACCCAAGCGACCATGTAAATAAATGGATTTTGGAGCTCTCTCCTACAATTGGAGAAGCTCCTGAGCCTAAAAATGCCTTTCAAGTCCGAAGCTCAAAGGCGGAAGTTTTACGCCCTTAAGGCTGAGGGCAAAATGTCGCAGCGAGAGATCGATAAATGGGAAAAAGAGACGCCTGACAACCTACCTGAGCGCGTAAAAGCCAAGAACAAGGCCAAAAAACGTCTAAATTCTTCTAATTAGACTTAGGGAAAGCTCGGGACAAGCACTGTGGCCCAGAACCCCCTTAGAAATAGGCGTCGCGACAGCGGACCACGCAGAATTCAGTCGGGTCCGAACCATACGACCGATTACGAGCGGGATACAAACTCGTATGTGATTGTCGGGAGCGGTTATACCGATTCTTTAGGCAATTACGTCAGCTGGTACGGCGTAAATGACGTTGGAGTCGACCAAGGTTTCACAGTTGCCGGGCCGCCGAACTCTGGGGCTTATGTAACCACTGAATGGCGTGCAGTTCCTCCAGCTCCATCAGGTTTTTGGACTGATTGGAAAGAAGGGTACTACGTTGGAAGCGGCACCCTGGATACCATTGATGGTTTTCGGTCACATACGACCATAACCACCGCAAATGCGAAAGTAGAGACGTCATATGAGCCAGAGTTTGGTGTTCGCGAAGGAAGAACATCCACGTACTTTAGGGGCGTAGCTCCAGACAATCAGAACTACGACCCTTATCAGACACCAGGCGATAACACTTCGAGTTCTAACGGAATTACCGGGGGCGGCGTCACGCACGCTCGGTACGAGGGAAGCATTCTGACGAATCCAACTCAGGACACATCTGGCTCCCGAGCATCGTGGCAGTACAACCCTCCTGTGTACTGTCACACTTATACACAAGCTATTCGATCCACAGTGCCTGGGGCAATGGACACTGTGACCAGGAGCATTGTGCGAGGTAAATCCACGCGTTACAGCTACAACCTTGGTGGTGTTTATGGAGTGCTCGGAGAAGGTATTCGAAATATGCCGCACACCTTCTCATCTTCAGTTAATAGCAGTAATCAGAAGGGCATCTAATTCAGCGCTATAAATGCGACAAACGCCCTTCTTAAAAGGTACATAATCCTCTAACATCAATATGTAGTTTCGATCGGAGTTGACGAGCTTTGTTCGTCGATAATGATTTCCCGAAACTGCTTGGTGCTGAGTTATATCGGCCGCATCCTGCGTACATCGTCGAGATGGCCGCAGAACCTGTGGTCGTTCACGACTTCTCCAAGCAGCCTGGTCAAACTGTTCAGTTAGACCGTTACCGTTTCTGGGGTAACCCTGGTTCCAAAGAGAGCCGTGAGCGTACTGCCGAACAAACCATCGGCACCGCTAACAGCCGGAACATCGTCAAGGACAAGGTCCTGGTGACTCTGAAGGAGTACACCGGTCCTGCAGATCCGAACGATCCCACCCAGCCGAGCACCTTCAAGATTGCTCGCGAGACCCTGATCACTGCTCAGCGTCTCCTGCTGGACACCGGCAACCTGACGGCTTTCCATCAGTCCATCGGCTCCCTGACCCTGCTCGACGACTATCGTCGTTGGCGCGATCGGGTGTTCATCAACGAACTCCTGAAAGCTGTTTCCAAGGGCCAGTCTTCCGACACCCAAGGTGGTTATTACTATCCCGGCGATCTCGCCGTCGGTAGCCTCACCTACACCAACGCCGAGCAAGCCAAGTTCGACGTCAAGGATGACCTCCTGCGCGTGGTGAAGAGCCTGCGCAAGCGGAACACTCCTACCTATCAGGATGGTTTCTATCGCTGCGTTTGCGATCCCACCTTCCTGCTGCACCTGCGTCAGAACAGCGACTTCCGTGAAGTTGCTCGTTATCCCGGCAACGGTCAGATCAACCCGCTGATGTCGGCTATGCAGCCGAACGCAGCGATCTATATGGGCCAAGGCTTCGGCCAGGCCACCTTCGTGGCTGGTGAGCCCATCATGCCCACCGGCTTCGTGTTCGAAGGAGTCCGCTTCTTCGAATCCACCAACATGCCTACCCAACAGGCAAACGCCTCCATCGGCGGCACCACTGCTGACTACGACACTGCCATCGGCATGTTCTTCGGTCCTCAGTCCGTCGGCGTGGGTATTGGTGGTAACAACGCCCAGGTCCTCCTGAACAACAACGACGATTTCAGTCGTTTCATCATGATGATCTGGTCCTTGTACGCTGGTTTCGAACTGCTGAACGCAGACTTCGCAACCATCGGTTACTCCTTCGACGCTTGATAGGAGGTAACTACCATGGCGATCAACCCTAACGCTCTCTCAGTTGCCAAGATTTATCCCGGCAACTACACCAACGTTCTTCGTTACTGGCACGAAGAAAAGTCCGTTGACACCCTGAATGCCAACGGTCGTCCTGTCACCAAGACTGGTCAGCCTGTCGGCGGCCCTGTCGGTGTCGTGTTCCGTCCCGGCTGGATTGCCCAACAGGCAGTCGGCTACGTGGATCTGAGCTACCAAGCTCTGGGCACCAGCAACCAGCTGAGCTACTACACCAAGCCCTACGGCTCTGGTCAGAACTCTGCTGAGCAGCCCTTCCTGAACGCAGACGTCATCATTCCTTCTCCCGACTTCCACAAGGATGTCCGGGCTGATATCACTGATGGCATCAGCGTTCCTTCCGGCGCATACGTCTACCGTCTGTCCCTCCGTTTGGACGGCGGCAACGTTGTGAGCAGCGGCGTGGCCGGTGCAGACACCACCCCTGAGCTGGGCCTCGGCCCCGCTGTGGGCGAAGGTCTGACCACCTCCCCCACCAGCTCCGGCTTCTTCGTGACCCTGGCTGGCTCCAACAGCTTCATCGAGAACGGTTCTACCGCCTCGAACAACGTTGTTGACAGCAGCAGCCTGGCTCTCACCACCACCGAGACCCAGTACAAGCTGTTCACCGTCACCAACCTGGGTGGCGTTGCTGCTTCCGGTTTCGCTCAAGGTTCGGGTATCTACGATCCCCGCGCCAACGCCAACAAGCTGTCCGGCAAGGACAAAGCTCTCGGCATCTGCGAAGTCTGCTGGCTCATCGCCGACGAGCCCCCCGAGCGCGACGACGTCGTTCTCCAGCCCGGCGGTGTGGTGGAATCCTCCATCTACACCTCCACTTCTCCTTCCTGATACTCTCAGTAGGCGAAACCAAGGGTGCAGGCTCCCTCTTCGGAGGGGGCCTTTTTATTTTCTTGCGTATAGAATCTGCAAAGGCATGTTCTTATGATGACTGTGACTTCTAAAGCCGAGACCATCTATAAGCCCAGTGGTATCAGCGTTGAGATCCTGAGCGAGCACGATGAAGGCGAATACAAGATGGTCCGGTCAATCACTACCGGCAAGGTCTTCTTTGCTCACAGGATGCAGCTCGAGATCAAAGAGCAAGAAGAAGTGGACACCCAGACCAATGTGAAGCGACGTGGTCGCCGCACGGTTGTTAAGACTGAGGCGCCTGCTGTTCCTGCAGAGCACCGAGTCAATATCAACACTGCAACTCCTCAGCGCTTGACCCAGGTTCTGAAGGGCGTTGGTCTTAAGACTGCTATCGAAATCAAGGAGCTTCAGCAATCGATGCCTGGTGAGCGTTTTACGAAGCTCGATCAGCTCAAGAGCATCGGTCGCGTTGATTGGGAAGCAGTGTTGGAATCTGGTGTCGTCTACGTAGAATAAATTTGGTCAAGGACCAACGAGGGGGACGAGGGAGGAAGTAAGTTCCTCCCTTTTTTGTTGGCGGTTTAAAATAAAAAAATAAGACGGTCTGTACGTAATGGCTCAGTTATCGCAGCAAGAACTGGAGCAAATCCAGTCTTATCTTGCGCAACAGGGCGTTACGTTCAACGCCACAACGACTGACGCGACAAAGCGTGAGGTCATTTACGCAGCGATCAACCAGATCACGCGCAACCCTGCGCAGGTCTTTGGTCTAAAGCTCGACGACTATAACTTTTCGCGAGTTGCGTATCACCTTGGGTACAACATTGCTACGGTTCCCGCTGGCGACTACGCCCGTTTACTGGAAGCTTGCAACAGCATTCCAAGCGAGTTTTACTACGACAAAATCGTTGCTCAGATTGAGCGATGCGAAGAGGCTGAGCGTTTAACTGAACTTGCTACCGACACCGCCACGAGTCGGCAAGAAACGATTACTGGCGACGTCTCGAGGAACATTGCCGTCCGAGACAAGCGCGAAGTCCAGCGCGTGTGGCATCAGAACTATCTGTACGAGACCAACAGGTTAGCTCAGATGCTTTATGTAGCAAACTATAAGGATGAAGTTACTGGACGTTATCGCTTTGAGCGCAGTGGCGGTGAGTTTATCCAGGCTATCCCTGGACCTCCTGACGTGTCTCGTGCTGACAGACTGTATTTTTATTCCAACTATAGATAGAAGCTATAATCGATTTACGGGCAGGCAGCATTAATGGGCAGCTTTTCAAGCGATTTGGTTCTGAATGCAATTCAGAGGCAGACTGGTAAATCTTTGCCGGATATTGTATCCGCCTTTAAAAAATTTCTGCCTCGAATCGAAGCGGCACGTCCAGCTTCGAAGGTACAGTCTGCTGCCCCGCAGCCTCAAGTTCTTCGTGCTGCTCCTGAGCCAGAAGCTCCTGCCGTGCCTAGCCCGGTTATGCCGGCTGGCCCCAGAGGTCCTGCCGGAAGAGGCCCTGTCGGTCCCGTTGCTCCCGGTGCCGGCCAACCCGCTGTTCCCACTCCAGAAGTTCAAGGCCAGTTACGACTCCCTTTAACCAGCCGTGGTGAAGGCGGTCGCCTCGTTTCTATTTATGGTCGGGGCACCGTCGATCCCGACGTTGTTCGTGCATCGTTAGCAGCCGACGCTCTACCTCCTGTCCGGATTGAAGATCCTTTTGGCAGTGCGTTCGGACGTCAACTTGATCTACCCCTGACGTTCAGGCGAGAAGTTCCAGTCCCAGTCACTTCGACCTTCACCCGCCCTGGCGCTTCTTCTTCGATTGAGGCAATGAGCTCGCCTCTTCGCAGCGCGAGCGAGATGGACCTCGGAACGGCTAGCTCAATTCGTCAATTAGCAGAAGGTCTAAGCCGTCGGACTGGTGTTCCCGCAGATGAGATTTTCACCCGTGTAACCCAACAGGGTGGGACTGACTATCTGAACGAGCTTGCAAGCCGCAACGCCCTCACGAATCTCTCAAATCGGCTCGGACTGGAGCCTTTGAGCCAGACTCAGAAAAATGTTCTGTTGGGTCTGGCTGGCGCAGGTACTCTCACCGCTGCTGTTAACCAAGGAGCCAACCAGCGTGAACAGGCACGTGAGGCAGCCCGCTTAAGGCAGGCTGCAACTATCCAACCAGCTGCAAGCGTTCAACCAGGAACCTACGAGCTTTCTGAGCAGGAACAGAACGCAGCGTTCGAGCGGATTCTTCAGAAAGCCAGAGCCGGCGAAACGCCTGAAGAAGTTACCCGTGAGGTTGTTGAGCAGGTCTACGAAGACCCTTCAGGCCAAACCGTAATTAAAACGGGAGAGGCAGTTTTTGCCCCAAGTCCTGACGAGGCCAAGACCTTGTCTGAGTACTACAGGCAGCGTGGCGCCTACACCGCTCAGGCTGACGTCGCTGAGAAACTGGTCGAAGACTTCATTACTCGCGGCGGTTTCCAGGGCGAACAGAAGAGCGCCATGACGAAGTGGGCGGAGGCAAATCCTCATCTCGTCTACGAGATGAAGCGTCGCTCCATGGTTGACCCCAATCAGTCTCTGCAGTCCGGGGAAAATGTCAGCTCCGAGACTATCGGGACGGAGCTTGGGAGCGACAGCCTTAATAGTGCTGCTGGTAGCGCTCAAGCCATTAGCGACGCTGCCGTAAGCCCTACCGCCGGCGGGATGGATATGGTTGCTGCCACTAGGCCTCTGAAGAGCAATGTTTTGCTCAACAAAGGACAAGCTCGCAACTACGCAGAAGAAAGCATCGAAGCTGCTCCAACATTTACAGATAAACTGTTAATGATGGCTGCTGCTCGTCGCACCGCTTAAGGAGTAAACCATGGCTGAAGTCAAAACCCCAGAAGTTACTCCCGTCCCTCAAAAGAAGACGCGGGCTGAGGAAATCAAGGAGCTCCTTGATATCCTCAATCCTCCCAAAGAAGACAACCGACCTGAGTGGCAAAAAGGGTTCGAAGCCGTAACCACAGGCCTCGAGAAGGGTTTGAAGGGAGTCGCTAAAGGCATCCGTGCCGCCCGTGGCGACGACATGGCAGGTGACCGCTTGGGTGAGTATCTCGCTCAGATGCGAGGCGACGAGGAAAAGCAGCGTGAAAACGCCAATATGCAATTCCTCAAGACAATCATTCTGAGCCAAGCACTCGGAGACATCTTTAAAGATAAAGATGACAAAACCGAGGTCGAAGCCACTGAAGCCTTGAAGCCGGAAAAAGCCGAGGGCGGTCCAGGATATAAAACTGTGACCTACATCTCCCCGTCTAAGGATCTTTACGAGGACGTCGTTGTTGGTCTCGACCGCAACATGGTCGATGCCTTTGGACCTTTAGCTGGTATGGGTCTTTATAACGCCCGCATGCGTGGCTAGGGCTAGACTTAGCTTAACTCCCTAAGAAACACAGAGCTCACAAATGTCCTCAACGAGCACCAATAAGCAGCCCTGCTTGGTTGACCGCCCGTTTCTTCGCGGAGCCCGGATCAACAGCGCCACCACGGTTGTTAACCCAGTAACGCCTACCTTCGCTGACTTGGTTCAGCTGGTTCGTGTCGGCGATCTTCCTTCTGAGGATGCTGCACTGTGTGAGGACATTTTTCTTGTAAGCAACGAAGGTTATCCCGATAACGGCGGTGTTCGTACTGCTGAGTTCGGTGTCTACGTCTACGCCCCGAACCAGGCAGCTCCTTCGACCTCTGCATCCTTGCTTGTTGGTCGGATCGAGGTTGGCCTGAGCGGCGGCACTCAAGGTGTTCCTCTGCACCTCGAGCTTCCCTTCAACAACGCTCCCACCCCTCAAGTCGGCGACACGTCGCTGGGCGGTGCTGTCTCCATCGGCAAGATGGAAGGTCTGTACTTGGAGAAAGGCTACATCCTGGGTATCGGATACCTCGGCGATGGCCCGACCGCCGTCTCTGGTGGTCTCAGTCCTTCCGGCGTTACTGTCTGGGCGCAGGGCGGTTTCTATTGATCCGTGGCTAAAAAGAACCCCTTCGGTTACGGCGGATATAAAAAGCCGAAGGGAGTTGATGGCGTAGCGCCAGTAAATGGAGTGTCGAGGGGCGATATGAGTCGTCCTTTGCCGCTCCATCGGCGTTTTAGGCCACCTCTAGGAATGAAGGCCAGTTCGGCCGAAAGCAATTACAACTACGCTTCTTTATACGCTCGCTGGCGCCGTGGCTATGAACTGGCCATGTATTCGCAGCAAGCCTATGACGGTTTAACTTATTCGTTTCGTTATTACATTACTGCTCAAAATGTCGGGCAGTTTTTGCCGGGTATGTGCTTTATGTACCCGACGACAAAGACCGACATGCGGATGTACATGGTCGGCGTCAGGCCAAGAGATAGCTTTAACTTTCTTGACTTCGGCTTTGCAATTGAGTCTGTAACAGACTTTGACTCAGATACTATCGCCGTAAAAATTAACACCAACTTCGGCGCTCCTATTTCCTTCTTTACTGGGGAAGTTTTATCGAATCGGTACAATTCTGACGGCACAGAAAAGACAGAAGATTATGGAAACTACACCGTTGTTGCTGTAGGCCGTGATGGCGTAAAACTTCCGCCGAGTCCCTTTCCAATCTTTAATACTCTTTTCTTAGCTGTAAGCAAGGATCTAAGTTGGACGGTCGTTAACTCGACTACCCTCACTGCGCCGGCCAGAGCGAATCCATTACCTGGAGAGTTTCTGACTACGGAGATGCGTTATGCGTGTAGCTGCCCTGACTACTTAAGTCGACGCAACGCAAACCTTTACGACTATCCGAATAACGATTTTTACCCATATACGAAGCCTTTAAATATGCGCCCCGGCCAATATGACGCCGGCGATATGTTCCAAGACGACCGCTTTGTCCCTGCGTCTGATGACCCAGGCTGGGTACGAGACTTTGGTTTTATCTACCTAAACCAGATCTACAACATTCCCGCAGGGTCGGAAGCTTCATACACCAACCTTTACTTCCATCAGCCACGCTGGTGCAAACACATCTACGCAGCCATGTGGGACATGCAGCTGCGCTTCTCGCAAGGCGAGATGACTCAGCCTTGGTTGGTCCAGCCAAATGATGAACCTCTAGATCCTTATTACAGAGAACACCTCGAACATCAGATTGCTAAGCAGTCTGAGTTTTTGTACAGGGATAAAAATCTCGTGTGGTGGCAAAGGTACTCACCGGCACGAGACAACATGCCGTCGCACATGATGCGACCTGACATGTACAACATGATGGTCAAGGTGTTGAACTTTGGCGCATCGGGCAACTTCGCGACTCCAATCGCAAGCGGCAACTTCGTCATGACAGATGTCGACGAATACAATCCGTTCGACCCAGCTTCTGCTCCGAATATCATCTATGACGGTGGCACATACGAAAATGGAGCTGCCACAAGTAGTGGGGTCGTCTTTGTCTTTGACGGCGGCCAGTATCAGAATGGAGCTCTGATTCCTCCCTCAGGCTTCCCCTCATTTATTAACGGAGGTACTTACTGATATGACCAGCACACCGGTAACAATTCTCCTCAAGCGGACGGGCCAAGCCTCCGACCGTCCAAACGCCTCGATTCTCTCTGGAGGAGAGATGGCGCTGGCCTTTGGTGCTGCCGACCCCGGCATGTACTACAAGGATTCAGCGGGAAATATCCGGAAGATCGGAGGAGCTCAGTACGCAACAACCGCTCCGAACTCAAGCCCCGTGGGATCGACAGGCAACTCGGTCGGGGAACTCTGGGCGGAAGCAGCAGGTAACACGATTCTTTCAGTTTGGACCGGAGCGTCTTGGCAAGGCGTCGGAGCCGCTTTCGCGACAAACGCCACGACAGCTCAATCCGCTGTAAGTGCGGGCACAGCCACTTTGGCTTCAGGAGCGATTACAGCATCAGGGGCAGCCACGGCAGATACATGTTTATTGGCTTCCGGGGCGATTCTGGCCTCCGGCTCTGTCGGCGCGATCATTGCTAGCGGAGCAGTCCCTGGGTCTGAGATTGTGACTATTGTCGCGACAACACTTCCAGCATCCGTAGTTACTGGTGGCCTTGTTTATCAGACGAGTGCTGGCGCCCAGCCCAGTGGTCTTTAT